TGTTCATCAAGCGCTCGCCAAGTGGTGTGGCGCGTAGGGACGTCGTAGTCTTGGAACGCCCAAGCCATAGTTTTCCACCATGATGGGTGAAGTCCCTCAACTTCTGCCTCGACCAACCACTGTTCCAGCTGTCTAGCATGTTCACCAGTACCGGCACAAAATAAGTGGGATTGGAGTCGTTGGATAAAATCACCAGGAGTAACATCCGGTCTGACAGGGAGGAAGAGCTTGGCGTACCGTTTCTCCCTGTTAGCCGGCTCCCAATAACCTCTGATAAACTGTAATCCCAGGTATTCAAAACCGAAGTGACATGCAGACTCCTTAATAGTCCACGGTGTATTGGCATGCACCCACACCACCAATGCTGCGATAGAATTGAAGGGGATGGTAGCCCACTCTGCAATAGTGTCATCGCCATAAGTGAGTCCTTTCCCCCCGATGTAAGCAAGTCGCATTCTTGAAATGATGGTCCCGATGATGTGTGTGATGGCCATTCCTGATAATACACCAATGTTCTGGCATGTGAACCCATCTCGACCGATGACAACTGCATTTAGATGATAAAGCATCAACCCTCGTAATACAGCCTCATCATGTTCGGTCATGCCAGATAAGCACCAAGAGACAATCTCATATGCTAACTCAATTTCTTCAGGTGTTACACTCCAATCAAACCCACTCCAGTCTAGAGACAAAGGGTTCTGAAACTGGTCCCGTAGACGAAGAGTATCTCCATTTTGGGCTGAAAAGCCACTTGCAAAATTCTTCGGCCAGGGGGTTGATTTAAGGAGGTGAAGCATTGGAATGGAAAACCGACCTTCATTGATGACAATGCCGGTTCCGACGGGATAGATTTCCCGATTCTTCAATTGGTTTCTTAAGCACACTTCTGGTTTAGGGACTGCTCGTACTTTTGGCAGAGAGTCGATATCACCAGACGCAAGGAGGAACTCACAGTAGTGTACTTCTTCCCAGTGGACATCAGCCTTGCATTTATACCTGCCCAGCAGAGTCGGTCCAGCCGATTTCGACAGGTCAGGCATACAGCCAGGAACATCCTTGAGGGGTAGAACAGATGTTTTGTTTCCAATCAATTCGAAGATTTCCAATTGGGCTCTTTTGAGCCGGCCTTGATCGAGTTTAGGCCGTTCCGCAAAGAGTTTGTCTCTTTTAGCTTTCAGAAGCCGCAGACTATTAGGGGGTGCCGTATGCACGACCCAGTCGCGCTTGATGCGCCTTGCGGCGTCTCTAATAGATGCAGATTTCTTAAATAC